ATATAAAGCAAATATTTATAAAGTAGAAAATGAAGTACCCGAAACTAAAACATTTGATTTGTTTTTTGAAAATGGCGACGTTGAAACATACAATATTGATAATGAGCAAACTAACACCTAAACAATATTTAGAAAGTCTTAAATTAATTAAAGAACTTGCGACAAAAGACGTTGCAAGTTTTTTGATTTTTAATAATGACGATTACACAAAGCCAAAACATTTACAACCTATCATAGACGAGATAGATTTAATTTGCAATGGTGCAGTTAGTAAAATGATGTTTAGCGTACCACCACAACACTACAAATCGGTTTCTTTGCTTAATGCAGTTGCTTTATACCTTACCAAATACCCGCATAAAGTAGTTGCTTATATTAGTTATTCACAAACGTTTAGCCAAACACAAACACGTAAAGCCGTGCAGATATATAAGCACTTCAATCCAAATGCTAAAATATTAATTGATACTCAAAAAGAATTTATATTAGAAGCAGGTGGAGGTTTAATTACAAGTTCTGTTGATGGTGGTTTAACTGGATATGCTATTGATTGGTTAATTATAGATGACCCTATTAAAGACCGTTTAGAAGCCGAAAGCCAAACGTTTAGAAACCGTAACATAGATTGGTTTAATGATGTTGCTAAGACACGTTTAAGACCTGATAAAACTTCTTTGACAATAGTTCATACACGTTGGCACAATAACGATTTAATCGGTTACTTATCAAAGAATGAGCCAAGTATTAAATATATTAATCTAAAAGCAATAAATGATAATAATGAACCCTTATTACATAGTTTAGATTATTATAATCAAGTTAAACAAGCGAATGCATACGGTTTTTATTCTTTATATCAAGGGGAGCCTATCGGTAAAAGTAGCCATTTATTTAAAGAGTTTATTTATACTGATGTATTGCCGAGTAAATACAGCGTTAGTGTAGGATTGGACTTAGCATATACAGCAACTTCAAAAGCAGATTATAGCGTTTATGTAGTTATGCTAAAAGATTATGAAACTAATAAATATATAATCATTAAAGCGAAATGCTGGCAAGCAGATATAAACGAAACTAAAAATATATTGCTTAGATTGCGAAATGAATATCCAAATGTAAAATTTGCTATAGAAGCCAATGGCACTCAAAAAGCAATTTATGATATGTTAAAAGATGTTTTAAGACCACTGAAGACAATGGAACTCAAAGGGGATAAGTTTGTAAGGGCTCAAGATTTTTCAAGTCAATGGAACTTAGGAAACGTATTAATCTATTCAAAAGGGGATATTGATAATCAATTCTTTGAACAGATTGCAGAGTTCTCAGGATTAAAAGATTTGCACGATGACTTTATTGACGGAGCAGTTTATGCTTATGAATTAAGTAAGAAAAAAGAAGTTGAATATAGAAAATTTGGTTAAAATGAATAAAAACCCGAAATTATATTATTATATTACTTTTAATGAATTAATTAGAAATAATATAATCTCTATTGAGCAAATATATAAAGATAAAATATTAACTGAAATAGAAGTTTTAAATTTAATACACTTTAAAGATACACCAAGATTGATTGATTTTTTAAAGATTAATTATTTTTATAACAAAGAATTTTTTGACGAAAAAAAAATAAGTATAGATATGGATAATCCAATATTTAAATTATAATTTGTTTGCTTAATAACCTATTTACATAACAATAAAATCCACAAATCAAAACAAAATATTGAAATGTTTAAAAGTTTTTGTTGAGTATTGCAGAAAATTACACAATTTTGCAATGTGAAAATAAACGAATACATAAAATCAATATTTAAAGCCCCTAAGACGACCACAAAAGCCGTTGAACAACGAGCCTTACAATTCTTTAAGCAAACGATTACAGCGAACAATATAGGTGATTTGTCAGCAACTCAAATGTTAAGCAATTATTCATTTATTTGTATGAATAAGATTGCAGAGTTAGTTGCAAATCAAAAGTATTACGTTGGTAGTTATGATGCAGAATATGATACTTATGAAACTATTTTAGAAGAAAATAATTGGTTGGTTAATATTGTGGATAATAATAGCCAAACAATGCAAATATCTTTTAATGAATTATTAGAATTAGTAACATATTGGTATTATATTGAAGGTAATGTTTATTTGTGGTTTAGAGTAAGTAATTATAATGGTGGCACAAAAGCAAAATATCCTGTTGAAATTATATTATTGCCGAGCCGTGAAGTTGAAATTAATGCAGGTAGTTACAATTTAATTGATAGTTATTCACTAACATTAAATAATAAATGGATTACTATACCAGCCAGCGAAGTTTGCCATATTAAAACAATGTCAATACCAACGTATAGCGATAATCCAACTTACTACTACAAAGGTATATCAAAGTATTACAATGCTTTAAAAGATGTTTTAGGTGCTTATTATACGATGTTAGATAATGCAAACACCGAATTAAATCGTCAAGGCGTACCAAATATTGTTTTAACTAATGACCACGACCCTATAAGCCCTCAGGAGCAAATTAACTGGCAAGACGCTTTAAATCAAAGATATGGTAAATATGCACCGATTGTTTTCGCTGGAGAGCAGAACACAAAGTATGAACGTATGGATATTGGTAACAATATTATTGCACAAAATACAGGTGCCTTTGCAGGTGGTTTGAATACCGAATTAAAGCAATTAATTACTTCAATGTATGGTTTGATGTTAGACTTTGTAAATGGTACCCCAGCATATACGAGTAACTATAAAGAAATGAAAGCAACTATTTATGAGCAAACTATTGACCCACTCACAAATAGATTTTTAAGTGCAATAAACAAACATTTAAAGCAATATGACAACGGTGAGTATTCAATACAATATACACCATTTAAATATGAAAGTTTAACCGATAAAATTAGCATAGCAAATACTTTAATGTTAGGCGAAGCAATATCTAAAAATGAATTAAGAGAATTATTTGGATATGAAGTTAAAGATGAATATGACAATGAAATGGAATTAGAACCTGAAGCCGAAGCACCAGAAATGGAAACCGAAATAGAAACTGAAAATGAAATAGATGAACTTGATGAAGCCGATGATGAAACTAAAAAATTAAAATCTTTAATTGAAACTGAAATAAGTAAAAGTATAAAAAAAAAAGTATTGAGTTAAGCGAATTAGAAAAAACAAAGATTTGGAAGGCATACGATAAAACTAATAGCATCTATGCTAAAAAGTTAGAAAAAATTTATATTAGCATATTTTTTTTAATTCAAAAAGATGTAGTTAGAAATATTAACAAACCTTTGAAGAGTGGCAATATAAAAGTAAGAGCAGATTTCTATTTTGATTTGAATTTTTATTTAGATATGATTGCAAAAAGAACTAAAACTACAAAAGAGAAATTAGCATTTGAAAATTTAAGAAAAGTTTTGAACGAAGTTAATTTAAAAGATAAAATCGGACTTGATTACTCAAAAGAAATTACTAAAATATTGAATGATACTAATAGATTAGACAAAGATACTTTAGAAACATTAATTAAAGATACTGACGATATTATTAAAAAAGCAAAAGAGCAAGGCAAAGATTTAAGCAAAGAGGAACTTACAAAAGAAATTGCTAAAACTATTAATAATAAGTTTGATTTGGTATATAAGGCAAGCAGAGTTAATGCAATAGGGCGTACGGTTGCAACCTATACAAGTGAAAATACTAAAAGAGTAATTGCAGATAAATATAATTTTAAATTGATGTGGATTAGTCAAAGAGATAGTAAAGTGAGAATGAGCCACAGAAAAGCCGATGGACAAAAGCAAAATGATAAGGGTATGTTTAGTGTAGGTGGTTATGAAACACCACACCCAGCGGGAAGTGGATTGCCTGCGAGTGAAGCGGTTAATTGTAGATGTGTAACACGTGGGATAAGAAATTAAAATGAATGAATTTAAAGAAAAATTATACAATATTGAATTAAATAAATATCAATTAGAAATATTAAAAGATAGTATTTCATATTGTATAAAAAACAACAAAGACTTAACACCTAAATTGAAAATATTATTATTATCAATAAAAGGCGAGATAGCAATTAAAACTGAAAATGAAATTGGAGTTTAAAATGAATATAGATAATACATATTTAGATAACGTAAAAGCAAAACTAACAATTAATGATAACATAATAAAAGGTTATGCAGTTGTTTTTGATAGCGTTGATTTACAAAATGAATATTTTACTAAAAATACTTTTTTAGGCGTTGAAGAAAATTCTAAAACTATTTTAATGTATAATCACGGCTTAGATGAAACATTAAAAAGAGTACCTATTGGACAAACTATTAAATATGCTATTGATGATTATGGTTTGAGTTTTGAAGCAGAGTTAAAAGCACTTAATCCAAACCTATGGAAAGAGTTGCAGATAGATGATAATCAAAAGTATTTAGAAGCAATTA